CGAAGGCAAAAAGGTAGATGAAGAGGCGGTACACTCCGACCGGCTGCACGAGGTCTTATTGCGCGGTATGCGCCCTGATCGTTACGGGCGTCTCGCTGATCAATCATCGCAGCAAGCCGTAATAATCAATATCGATCTCTAGCCTCTAGCGCCGTTCTGCCACTCGATTACTACCGCAGCGTTACCACTGGCGCATAATGCGCATCATACGCAATCGCATAAATATATCCATTGCAACGAGTTACGCCGTTCTCTTGCGCTTGTGGTAGTAGGTTAGCAACCTAGCGCCGCACGTCTGCCAGTGCCCGCCGCCGCTGCCTGTGTGCTCTGTACGCCTGCCGCCTGCCGACATCCAACGTTGTCTAGTGGTGCGCGAGGGTATAGGTGTGGGGGGGTGGACCAAAAGTTCCGGCGTTCCACCCCGCCCCCTGATATACATATACCCTCACATCCGCGAGCCGCGCTTATCTGGTACGCGCTTATCTGGTTCAGTGCTAAGCGGATCGTGTAATCCCGTTGGTGGAAGAACGGTGGCATAGCGTTAAACGAACGTAAACGGGCATTTGCGGCGTTTTGTCCGTCTATCCACGTCGTCATAAGGGTCGAGGGCTGAAAACGGCGTGGCGGTGCGTTTCCGTGCGATTAACGGCGTGTTGCGTGGCGTGTAACGTCTGCGTTGATCGGATTGCGGTGTTTTTGGCATTGATTGCGTCATTGCGTGCGGTATTGAGAGGTTTGGTCTGGTCGTTGGTCGTGGTGATATTGATGGGCAGGAACGAGAGAAGAGAAGTCGAGAGAAACGTCAACAACGCGTAAGCGTAACAGTTACGTAACGTTACGTAACGTTGCGTAACACTGGACGATGGACGATGGTGCTGGTGTTGCATCTGTGTATTTGTCTTTTGAGAGAGAGGGAGATGCAAGGGGGAGGGGGAGGGTTTTGTTGGAGTGGCGTAACATGTTCGCGTAACGTCATGGTGTGTTTCAGCGTTCGGTGATCGTGGATACGGATAATCGAAGATTATGCTTGCGAGAGGATACGCGGCGGGTGTATAGTTCGCGGTGTTCGAGAGAGAGGCTCCGGTTTGGTCTCTGCTCCTTGTTGTTGGTGTCATGTAAAACGGTAAACGGGGAACTTGGGGGTGTACCTGTTTCGAGCGTGAGGGAAGATGCGGACGGATTGGTGTTGATGTCCCTGAAGCCTGGCCGACTCGCACCGGTTTCAGATGTTTTTCGGGATTCCGCCTTCGTCCGGTTTGAAGACTCACGCGCTTTGTGTTCACCGAACCCCCGCCTTTTTTCCGGTTCAGCGTGTGTTGTGCGAGAAGTGACTGAATGAGGAGGGTGCGAGTATGAAGGGTTCTTCCGGTTCTGGTTCTTCAGGATCGTCTGCCGCGAGAGGCGTGCGTGTTTCAGCAAAGGTCGTCAGGCGTGGGGATTCGTTCAGGGTTGTAGGCGGTGGCGACGGGAAACTGCTTCGAGGGAGCCGTGGCCGTCCTGTCGATGGAGGAGGGCACTGGAACGAGGCGAAGGCGCTGCGGCAGTGCGCACATATCAACGGCACGCGTGAGAGTCGCGCTATTGTGCGTACTTCTCCACGCGATTATTCGCAGTGAGGTGCGCTGTGACGCTGTACGAGATCAAGGAAGCCGCCGACATGGCCGAGACGTTTCCCGGTTCGGGCGTGCTGAACTGGGGCGAGATCGGTTTCAAGGCGCTGTCTGCATGGGTTGCAAAATTCAACTGGCAGATGCCTACTACTGGAGATGGCATTCTCACGGAGACATTCGATGTTGAGAGCGTTAAGGCAATGTTTGAGGACTGGTGGAGAAAAGGCGGTTGAACATGGAATCCGATCCAACCGGCAGACAACCGAACGACGCCGGGGCGAAGCTCGACAGCGGCAAGAACCGCCTGGGCCTTGTGCTCTGCGGCTTCCCACGGGCGTTGCAGGCGGTCGGCATGGTCGGAACCTACGGGGCGAACAAGTACAGTGACAACGGCTGGATGTCCGTGCCTGACGGCCAGCGGCGATACACCGACGCCATGCTGCGTCACCTGATGAAAGAGTCAGAAGGCGAGTCTGTTGACGCAGAGAGCGGGCTGCAACATGCGGCGCATCTGGCGTGGAATGCACTGGCACGGCTCGAACTGGAGCTTCGGAATATGGATGCGAGTAGCGAAAGGCATGGCGCATGATCGAAGCATCTACAGGCATTGCCGCGCTACCTTCCGGTCGGTTCCGGTGCATTCTCGCAGACCCGCCGTGGGCCTACCTGTGGGGCACCGGAAAGGATGGCGGCAACTTCTCACCAGAGAAGCACTACGCCACCATGACAACGGATCAGATTTGCGCCCTGCCGGTGCGTGCGCTGCGCGACAAGAACGCCGTGCTTGCGTTGTGGGCAACCGGACCGTGCCTGCCTGACGCATTCCGCGTGATGGCAGCGTGGGGCTTCAAGTTCAAGACCATGCTGTTCGTGTGGGTAAAGCAGAACCCAAAGGCATTGACCATCGTGTGCGGACCGGGATCGTACACGCGGAGCGCGTGCGAGTATGTCCTGCTTGGGATGCGCGGCCACGTCAAGCGGGCCAGCACAAACCCGATTTCGCAGGTGATACTTGCCCCGCGACTTGGACACAGCCGGAAGCCGGAAGCGGTGCAGGACGCACTTGAGCGGTTGTTCCATGATGGGCCACGGCTTGAGCTTTTCGCAAGGAGGCCGCGCTTGGGCTGGACGGTGTGGGGCAACGAAGTATGATTACTCGCCGGACATCTGGAACGTCGTCTGACGGCAACGCGCCGGAGCCTATCAAGATCGAGTACAAGCCTACTCCTACGTGCAGGGCGTTCCACAAGTGCGAAGACAGGGTGAGGGGGATAGTCGGGCCTATCGCCAGTGGAAAATCATCGGCCTGCGTTTGGGAGATATTCATTCGTGCGTGCAAGCAGTCGCCTAATGCGAAGGGCGTCAGGCAGACAAGGTTCGCCGTGATCCGAAACACGTTTCCCGAACTAATCAACACGACGATCAAGACGTTCAGGGAGTGGTTTTCGGAGCCTATCTGCACGTACAGGGCCGACAAACCCCTTTCGGCCAGAATCAGGATGCCGCTTCAGGACGGTACGCGTGTTGACTGCGAAGTCATCTTCTTGGCCTGCGACCGTGTTGAGGATGCCGGTAAGTTCAGGTCGTTCGAGATTACCGGGGCGTGGATTAACGAGGCTTCCGAAATAGACGACATCGGGATTATCGAGGTCATCGACGGGCGCTGTGGGCGATACCCTAAGAAGTGGCGTGGTGAAGACGGCAAGATGACTGGCGGGCCTACGTGGTACGGCGTAATTATGGACACGAACGCTCCCGACGACGAACACTGGTGGTACGAGAAGGCGGAGGTCGAAAGACCTCAAGGATGGAAGTTCTTCTATCAGCCTCCCGCAGTGCTGCTTGCGCCTGGGGCTACGCCGGACAAGCCCGTGTACGTCAAGAACGACGGATGTAACCCTGCCATACCGCCTGCGGAGAACGTAGAGAACATCCCTACGGGGTGGGACTACTACATGGGACAGGTGCCGGGAAAGCCCTACGAGTACATCAAGGTCTTCCTCATGGCGCAGTACGGCACGGTTTCATACGGGAAGCCTGTCTATCCAGAGTACAACGACCAGGTGCATTACGCGCCGAACATCATCAGGGCGGACGGCGTGAAGAACGACGTGACGGTGTACGGCGGGTTGCCGATTCTTCTTGGATGGGACTTCGGCGTGAGGGATTCCGCCTGCATCGTGGCGCAACTCTCTCCGAAGGGACAGCTTCGTTTCATCGCGGAGTTCATCGGAGAGGACATGGGGATACGCCGGTTCGCAAGGGAGGTCGTGGTTCCGGCCATACGCAACGAGTTTCCAGGCGCGAGAGTGCTGTCATGGGGAGACCCTGCGGGAGCGAGCAGGGCCGCGACGGATGAATCGACATGCCTACAGATTCTCAACGAAGAAGGCGTGATGACGAGGGCAGCCAGCACAAACTCGCCTGTTGCGAGGCGCGAAGCCGTCCGGTATTTTCTGAACCGCATGACGAACGGAGAGCCGGGGCTGCTTGTGGGGTCTCGATGCCAGACGCTACGCAAGGGGTTCATGGGAAGGTATTGCTTCAAGCGTATGTCCTCCGCTACGAAAGGCGAGGCGTACAGCGGCGACGCCCTCAAGGACAAGTTCTCGCATCCTCACGACGCGGCGCAGTATATCGCCGTGAGCGTGTTGCAGGGAGACCAGCCAGTTTCAAGCGCCAGCGTTGTTTCGCAGAACGAACGCTATCCCGGCACCGGCTTTTCTGACACAGCCGGACTTGTCGGGCAGGGCTTGGACATGAAGGGCTATTTCTGATTTTTGTTGACAAGCGCAGAAAATATGCTTGAGGCATAAAATCCATGTCATATAATCGCGCACATGGAGATACCGTCACAACGTCCTCTTGCGGAATATCCTGCTCGGTCTACGGGACTTGGACTGGCCGACAGGGATTCCGTGAAGACATCTCCGCCTGAATCGAACGCGGCCTATGCGGGAGTGGTTCAGGACGACGACCCTTCGGTGATGGACGAGATAGGCCAGCAGCAGGCGAGCGAGCTTGCAAAGCGCAACCTGGCGGCGCACATCGACGGCATCTTTACGGCGAACAAAATGCTGCGCGAGACGAACGGCGTTGACGAAGACCTGATGAAGCGCCTTCGCCAGATGAACGGTGAATACGACCCGCAGGACTTGTCGGAGATCGTGGCGAAGGGACAGCCCGCCGTCTACATCAACCTCTCGGCGCACAAGCAGCGCACGCTCGTCGCATGGCTCACGGAGTTTTTCGGCAACGGGGAGAAGTCTTTCTTCATCGCCCCTACTCCCGTACCGGAGCTTGAGGACGAGATTCGCCAGCAGACGGTGCAGAAGACGATGAAGGATTGGGTGGCTATGCTCATGGATACGGGCAAGCCTCCGCCTCCCGAAGCCGTCTTTGAATACGCGTCTATGGCGCGTGACCGCATCTCCAAGGAAATCGAGGAAAAGGCCAAGACGTGCGCGGCACGCATGGACAAGGTTATCAAGGACGACTTCATCGAAGGGCGCTGGAACCGGTCGTTCAACGAGTTCGTCAACTATCTCGCCACATACGGAACGGCTGGAAAGCGTTGTCCGGTTGTCAGACTGCGCAAGACTCCGGTGTACGAGACGACGAAGTACGGCAAGCGCGTGATCGACAAGACGCGCATCGTTCGTGAGTTCGACGCTCTTTCTCCTTGGGACATGTTTCCGTCCAATGGATGCACCAATACGCAGGAAGGCGACTTCTGCCTGCGCGTCCGCTACTCGGCAAGGGAGCTTCGACCGCTTGCGAAACTGCCGTGCTACTTCAAGGACAATGTTCAGCGCGTTCTTGACATGTACGGCGATTCAGGCGTGAGCGTCCGCGTCACTTCCGACACGGAACGCGACCGCCTTGAGAAGCACGACGACGCGGCGGTGATGAACAAGCGGATCATCGAGGGCGTGGAGTTTTGGGGTCAGGCGTCCGGCGAAATGCTTATCAGCATGGGCATTACGCGGACGCCGGACAAGAACCCTGTCGATAAGGAAGAGTGGTACGAGGTCAACGCAATCGTCGTGGACGGCACGGTCATCTACTGCCGCGTCATGGACGGCGCGGAAGAGCGTCCAGTATCGGTGTGCTGCGTGTACGAGAAGCCTGGCGCGTTTTGGGGCGAAGGGCCGCTTCACGTCATCGACCACATTCAGCGCGTTTGCAACGCGACTTCGCGTAACCTGTTGGTAAACATGGGGTTCGCGTCAGGGCCGCAGGCGTACATGGACGACGTTTCTCGCCTACATCCAATCGACGACGGCAAGGCTCGTCCGAACAAGACTTGGGCGTTCACCAATCCCGGAAACGCCTCGGCGCGGCCCATCTCGTTCTTCAACATCCCGTCCGTCGCCAAAGAGCTTATCGACATCTTCACCTTCTACATGAGGCTGGCAGACGAGTTGACCGGCATTCCGGCGTTCGCCAACGGCACGGATGCGGCGGTCGGGGCTGCACGCGCACTGGCAGACTATGAGAAGGTTCTTACGCCTGACGGGAGTGTCGAGATTAGCCGACTGAATGTTGGCGACAAGGTACTTAACGCCTATTCAGGTGTCTCACGGGTAACAGGTGTTTACCCGCAGGGTATACGCGACATCTTCAGGATGCGTTTCAGCAACGGCGAGCATGTCGATTGCGACGCGGAACATCGGTGGACTGTAAGCGACCATCCCGAAAGGGCGAACAGTTGGAAAACGAAGACAACCGAGCAACTTGTCGAAGATGGGCTTTTCAGGAAGACCATTCCCGGCAAGAAGAATCACAAGGGGTATAGGCCAAGGTTTGCTCTCCCATACGTCGAGAGCCTTGCGTATGACCACAAGGACGTGCCAATCGAACCGTATACGCTTGGTGCGCTTATCGGTAACGGTGACAAGCGTTGCCGTCTTTGCGTGATGGACCAAGAAGTCTTCGACCGCATTCCGTATAAGTTGGGCGTTCCAGACGGAACGAATAGCGGAAAGGCAACCAGTCGCACTGTGATTGGAGTCAAGAGAGCCTATCACGCGCTTGGGCTTGGAGTTGGCGGATTGGAGAAGTTCATACCGGAGAGCTACCTGCACAACTCCAAGAATGTTCGTCTGGAGCTACTTCGTGGACTGATGGACACGGACGGGTGCTGTTCCGAAAACGGCGATCATGTCTTCTACTCCACGTCTTCCAAGAAGCTGGCCGACGACTTTATTACTCTCGTCAAATCGCTTGGCGCAACGTCCGTGTCCCTTAGAAGCGAAGCTGGCGGCAATGATGTCATCAAGGGTCGCAAGATTACACGCGCCGTCAATTACCGCATTTGCTTCAACCTGGACCACGAGCGCGTCTTCTGGCTGGAACGCAAGCAAAGCCGCGTTCACAAGCGGCCAAGGAAGCGCGTCTATATCACCGGCGTTGACCTGATCGGCAGACATTCCGCTACGTGCATTACGGTTGATTCAAAGGACAGCCTGTTTCTGTGCGCAAACTTCATCCCGACTCACAACACGGCAACGGGATTAAACATGCTGTTCGGAGCGGCGAATCGCGGCATCAAGAAGATCGTCTCGAACATGGACGAGCTTTTGAAGTCTTGCGTCATGCGCCTCTACTGGTGGCACATGCGCTACAACCGCGACGATTCGATCAAAGGTGACATCCGCATCGAAGTCTGCGGAGTGCGTCAGTTCACCATGCGCGAGAGCTTGGCGCAGAAGCACTTGCAGCTTCTACAGATGGTTGGGCAGGACGAACGCATACGCGAGCTTCAGTCTCCGCAGGAGCTTGCGCGGATGTTGCGTGACATCTCTTCCGGCTTCGAGCTTGATCCCGACTGCCTTGCGCCGCCACCGGACGAGCTTGAGAGGCGTCTTGAAGCGGCCAAGCAGGCGGCGCAGGAGCAGATGATGCTGGCGCAGGCGGAAGCCGCAGCGCAGGGCGGATCGCCGCAGGACGGCGAACAGGGCGGCGGCGGAGTGATACCGCCTCCATCGCAGAGAACAGAGCAACCGCGCAAGCGTCCGCAGCAGCCGAAGCGGGTAAACGCGGGAAACGTGAACGTGTGACCAGATGAGGACGGAACTCAAATCAGAGGATTTCAGGCAGTTTGTCAGCGCCGGTTCGCACCACGGCACGCGGCACGTTCTCGACGTGCTTGACTCCGAACTGAAAGAGACGCGCAAGGCAAACGACACGCTCACGGACATCGACCTCTACCGTTCGCAGGGCAAGGCGCTTTTCATCGACGAGCTTTTACAGATTTTCAAACACGCATCCGAATACGCGGCCTCTTCTGACGCAGAAGAGATTTCCGCGAAACCGGCTGCGTTTTACTAACAGGTCTGATTTCGCGTAACCAACCGCGCCAGACCAGACGGAAGGATTTCGCGGGTGCGCCCTTCCGATGGAGAACCGAAACATGAGCGACAGACTACCGACAAAGGTGCTGCAAGAAGAGGCGGCTGCCGAAGCCGCGCTGACGGAAGACGCCAAGGCGCACGCCGGAACCGTTTCCGACGCAATCGACGCTGGCGAAGAGCAGATCATGGTGCGGGGCGCGAGTCCCGAACCGGAACACCGCAAACCGATTCTGGCGACGGCGGACGGATTTCGTCTCGGAACACCTGCACCGCAGGCTCCTGTGGACGCCCGTTCAACCGGAAGCGAATCAGGCCAGAACGGCGGTAGCGAACAGCCTCATGGCGAAGACGGCGAGGACATCGCCGCGCAGCTTGAGAAGGAACGGCAACGCAACGCCGCCCTGTTGGGCCGCGTGAACAGCCAACTCAAGCCGCTTGGCGAGGAGAACAGGAACCTCCGCAAACGCGTCGAGGAACTCGAACAGGAACTCGCTTCCAAGAGGGACGCAGAACGTCCAGACGTGGAGAAGCTCCGCAAGTCGATACCGGGCGAAATCCCGATTGACGACAACGAGCTTGAGATGATCATGCGTATCGCGAAGCAGGCGGCGCGTGAAGAACTCATGCGCAGCATCCCTGAAGCAACGAAGTCGTTGAAAGACGAGATCGGTGCCACGGAACGCTCGAATCAGATGCGCCGGTTCATCGACCAGGTTGAAGCCAAGTTCCCAGGTTTCGTGAAACTCGACGCGAACAACGACAAGCGCTGGACGGCGTTTCTGAACACGGCTATCCCCGGCACAGGCGGGCGTATCAAGTACGCCTCGGTGGCGGAAGACGCCGTGAACGCTATGGACCTGAAGGGCTTGGCCGAGATCGTGGATGAGTTTTCCAAGCAGTCTGGCTTCGCATTCGGTTCACGCGCCGACGACGACCGCGTTTCCGCGCAAGTGCGCGGGCGGCAGTCCGGCGCTGGTCGGCAAACAACCGTAAACGAGAAGCCGTATTTCACGAGGGCGCAGGTTGAGCGATTCACGAAAGACCTTAACACAAAGGCCATTTACGAAAAGCTCGCACCTGACGCCGTAGAGGAATTGCGGCGCGACATCGAAGAGGCCGAGGAAGAGGGCCGCGTCATCGACGGCTAGGAACCGTCTGCGGCTTTCAGGTTGGCCTCTTCGGAAGGATAGGATCAAATGGCTACTTACAATGGGTATGTTACCCCGGTGACGAGCGCGCGCAGCGCCAGCGCCACCGACCCCGTGTTCCCCTCCGCAGGGGGCCAACCCGTTCTTCGCGGCTACAACCCGAAGAAGTACTCTGGCAAATTCCTCCGCAAGTTCTACGAACAGTGCATTCTGTCGCAGATTGCGAACACGGAATACCAGGGCGACATCAAGGACTTCGGCGATTCGGTCATCATCCGCACAGTGCCGGACATCGACATCAACGACTACGTGAACGGTCAGGAGCTTGACTACAAGACCTACGGCACGGACTTCGTGACGCTCGACATCGACCGTGGCAAGTGGTGGGGATTCGTCACCCGCAGCGTCGATCTGAAGCAGACCGACTTGAAGAAGTTCACCGACGAGTGGACGAGCAACGCTGCCATCCGCAGCAAGATCGCCATTGAGCGCGAGGTGTTTGGTGAAATCTACGCCAGCGCCCACGCGAGCAATGCCGGTGCGACAGCCGGTGCCGTGTCGGGGATGTGGAATCTCGGAAGCTCGACCGCTCCGAAGGCGATCACCAAGGACACCGTGGTTCAGTTCATCACCGAATGCGGGACCGTTCTGGACGAACAGAACATCCCGAACGAGGAACGGTGGATGATCGTGCCGATGTGGTTCGCCAACCTGTGCATCAACAGCGGCCTCATCAAGGCGAACGAGATGGGCGACGACAAGAGCCTTCTCCGCAAGGGTCAGGACAAGCTCGGAATGGTGGATCGTTTCGAGTTGTTCCGTTCAAACTGCCTGACGGACAGCACGTTCGACAACGCAGGCGGGACTCCCACGTCGTTCGACTACACCAACGTCGTGTTCGGGCATCGCTCGGCTCTGACGTTCGCCGCGCAGTTGACCGAGAACGAAGTACTGCCCAACCCGAAGGGGTTCGGCAAGCTGCATCGCGGTCTGACCGTGTACGGCTGCGAGGTGATTCTGCCCGCCGCGCTTGGTCACGCTTGCGTCACGTCGCAGGCTTACACGTTGGCTGGATAAACCCTAATCCCCGCGTAGCCTGTTAGGTTCTCGCCTGACAGTGTGCGCGGGGAGCAAACGACAAAGCAAAAGGAAGAGGTAAGAAATGTCCACTCTCACGCGGTTCATTCGCGGGTCCAAAATCGGCGACAACGCCCGTAGCGCCCGCATCGTCAGCAACGTCATCGACTTTGCTGAATACTACAAAGACACCGGCACGAAAGTCCAGAACGCCGATGTCATCAACGCCCTGAAACTGGATGCGGGCACGGTCGTCCTCACGGCGGGGTTCAAAGTCCTCACCGCAGAGAGCGGCACGTCCACCACGCAGTTGGGTCTCGGCTCGTCCGCCGATAAGTTTGTCGGCGCGACCGACATCACGACCACCACGGACTTCGGAGACGCGCTTGCGGCCCCCGAATACCTGACCGCCGATGCGTATGTGACGATGACCATCGCCACCAACGTTTCTGGCGGCGCGGCCACCGGGAGGATTCTGGTGTGGGCGCTGATCGCCAACGCGACCGGCGACTACTAAGGTCGGCATGACCCGCTAACCGGCGCGTCAATGGCCGGTTAGCGGGGATTCATAAAGAAACGACACAGGGGGATAAAGTTATGGACGCCGCAAAGTATGTGCTGAACACGAAGAACGGGCGCGTGTTTCCGAACGGGCCGCAGTTCAAGAAGATGAAGGGGCTTATCCCGATCACCGAAGAGATGTACCGGAAGATTCTGAAGAGGGAAGTCACGGCTGGCGAGATCATCGGCAAGGCCGCAAGCGTCGTCGAGCCTGTCGGTGCGGTGCATATCGACAAGAAGCCGGACGTGGCGAAAGCCGATGACGTTGCTGGCGACGATACGCCGGAAGCCTCCATCAACATCGAGGCGGATATTGCAGAACGTATGAAGCAAGAGGTCGATGCAGAGGCGAAGGCCGCGAAGGACGCCGGTACGGCAGAGGGATTGAGCCGCGAGAACGTGACGATTGCCGACGTGATCGCAACTCCCGACTCCGACATTCACGCGTTCTCACGTAACGTGTTGAGCATGAACATGCCGGAAGACCGTCCCGCGTCGTTCGTGCGCGAGAAGGTTATGAAGATCGTTTCCAAGGTCGAGCAGAAGCGCAACAGCCGCGAGAAGAAGGTGCTTGAACCAGGCGCGTCCATCGACGGCGAATGATGCGCGACTGAAAAAGAAGGAGGCGCTATATGGCTATCACAGTAAACGATGTCGAGATGCGTGTCAGGGACACGATTGACGACAGTTTCAGCAACGGTTATCGGTGGAACACCGTCAAGGTCATCCGCCTAATCTACGACGGGATCAGGATGCTCCATTCGATCCGTCCCGAATCGCGCTATGTGAACCTTGTTTTGACGGCCCTCACCGTGCCGACGCTTTCAGACGCCGCCGACGCGCCAGCAATCGCCGGATACCGCGCCGCAGCGCTGTCAATCGACGAACGGTGGACGGACGCCGTGGTTCACTACGTCGCGCAGAAGTGCTTCGAGATGGATTCTTCGGAGACGGCGAACGCGGACAGGGCTCAGTTTCACAAGGCCGAGTTTGAAAGGCTGGCACGCATATGATCCTCATAAACGAGCAGGCTTTCGAGGTTGTAGGAGCAAGGGATGAGGGTTCGCCTCTCGTATCGGTGAACACTATTATAGGCAACGTCATGTACCGCGTGCCGCAGTGCGCCGACCTCATGGCGGAGATGGAGTTGCGCAGGGCGGCGCATATCCTTGCGGATGCGTCCGGAGCGTTGTGCATCAATCTCGACATCACGCTTGCGGTAGTCGGGGACGTTAACACGCTTACATACACGCTATCGCCTACGACGGTTTCAAAGGTGGCGATTGTTTACGGCGTCTATGTCAACGGCGTTCGTCTTGCGAACAGCGCGTTCACGCTTTCTGACGATGCGACGCAGACGATCACGATTTCAGCGGCGTCGTTCACGGAGGCCGGCGACACGTTGCGCGTCGTCTGCTCGCTCTCCCCCAAGCAGTCTTGCGGGTCATTCCCTGCGTGGTTCATCGAGGACTACGGCGACACGATAACCAGCGGTGCGCTGTCGCGGCTGTTCGGCATGGACGGCAAGCCGTGGACGGATTACTCGTCGGCGCGTCTTGAGAGCATCGCCTTCCACAATGGCGTCACCGATTCCGTCGTCAGGCGTCTGCACGGCGGAAGGGCGTTCACGCCGCGCATGAGAAGCCCGCTCGAATGGCTTCCGAGCACGGCATCGCAGCCGGTGGCGCAAACACAGGGGTAACGCTACATGAGCGAAGACACGCTTACGGTAGAATCGCAGGCGCTTGAGCCGTCAAGTGTCGGGGCGCTGGCGGAAGAGGCTGTGTACCAGCTTCCAGGCTGTTCCGACCTCATGGTGCGCAAGGCTTTGCAGCGCGTGTTCCGCGAATACTGCCGCGCCACAGGATCGCTTGTGTGCAGGTCTTCGCGCACGGTCTCGTCAACGTCACCGGCAATCGCGCTGTGCTCGCAGTACGGCGACTTTTACCTACTGACAGGCGCTTCTCTTGACGATGTTGAGGTTGACATCCGCGACCTGCGGCCATACGCCGAGAATGGAATGCCGAAAGTCACGTTCGCGGACAGCATCAGCGGTACGGCTTCCGTAGAGGCTGTGGTGACGTTTTCCGTGATACCGCGCATAGGTTCTGACATCGCGCCCTACAACTGGCTCAACCGGCACGGAGACGCGATTGTGTCTGGTATGCTTGCGGAGCTTATGGCCGAGAACGGAAGACCGTGGTTCAACCCTGCCGCAGCAGTGGAGAACTCACGCAAGTACTGGATGCACAAGCAGAACTACGCGTTCATGCGACTGTCTGCCGGATCGAGGGACGGAAACATGACATTCACCGATGACCGGTATTCGTTCGCGGGGTCGTTCGGCTGACGGATGGCCAATGACAAAGGCGGCGCGCTATGGCACTTGACAGACGGAACATCATTCTGACGGTGGACAGGTCGGCGGGAACTGCGGTTGCCAGCGGCGATTCCGTTTTCATCCGCGACAGCGCGGTCGGTGTGTCGCTCGTCAACGTGGAACAGGACGACATCGACGCTGGCCTTGTGCTGTGCGCCTACGACTGCGAAGAGAAGCTGTCGGAGACGGCGACCGGGTTCACGGTTGACGCGAACGGCAATGTTCTCTGCACCTTGAGCACGAACACGCTGCCGTTCACCAAACTGTTCGGAGACGGATGCGAGCCGAACGAATACAGGCGCGTCTACATCAAGGCGTTCACGACCGACCCGCAGTGCCCTATCTTCAACACAAGCATCAAGGTCTACAACTTCACGTCGGAAGACGGAGACGCGCCGGTTGGATTGGCGTCAGCCGCTGACGCAATCGACGAGATCGAGGCCGACCTTGACGCCATGCAGGCGGAGATAGACGCCATTCCGGCGCTGATAGCCTCACTGATAGCGGCGCACACGCACGATGGGACGACAAGCTCGCAGTTGGATCACAGTGCGCTTGCCAACATCGGCACGAAGACGCACGAGGAACTTGAGATTGACCTTGCCGCAGCGCAGTCCGACATCGACACGCTCGACGGCGAAGCGGTGAAGCAGTCCGACGAAGGATACACGATCACGGCACCTGACGGCGGCGCATTGCGGGAAATCAGCGAGGACATGACGGGAGACGAGCTTATGCGTGCGATTCCGACGCTCGTGGCCGACCTCCGTGCGAAAGGAGTCATCTAATGAAGACGAGGACAGCGGCAATCATTGTGACGGTGCTTGCGCCTTTGCTGCTTATGGCGCAGAGCGTGAGGCTAGGCGACGTGAGTATCAGGGACGTCGTCGTCGTAACGAACGAGCAGGACACGGCGGCAATCGAGCGTTTGAACGCGAGCAACGCCACGGTGTGCGCCAGCGTCGGCGCCTTGGAACTCGGCACGAACGGCTGGAACGCGGCTGCGGCGCTGGCGGCGACGGCGCTGCAACCGGACGACGCGGCGGGACTAACCGTGGCCGAGGCCCGCCGCCTGGTGCAAGC